TGAAGAGGTGCGCCTCGTCCCCTACGATCGCATCAAACTGGTCAAAGTATTTCTTCGGGAGTTTGTATATGCTTTGCCATGTGGAAATAAAAACCCTTGCAGTAGGATGCTCCTTATCCTGACCAGCCATTATCTTATGAGTTTCGTGAAACGTACCATCTGAATAATCAGTGAAGTCTGAATCCATCTGTGAGACCAGAGAAGTGGTTGGAACGATGACCAAAACCTTCTTACATTCCTTTCTTAAATAGTATTTTAGTAGTGAGTAAATGATAAATGATTTACCAGATGCAGTCGGAGATAGAATTAATGCTCTGTTCTTTCTAATAGCATGAGCAACCGCACGCAACTGATAATCTCTGGGTTTGAAACGTTTCTCAGTTAGGAATTTCTCAAGTCCATTCAATGGGATATCCATTGTATCTTCAAGACCATCGTGTATGTTTACTTGATAATCTCTATCCTTAGCAAACCTTTTAATGTGTTCAAGTAAACCAACATAGATTTGCATAGAGTTTACGTTGAACAATCTTATTTTACCATCCCAAATCTTATTACGCACTGCAGGCATAAACTTAGCACCTGGAACTTCAAACGTGAAGAACTCTGATAACTCCATAGCAACACCACGGTCGCATTCAAGTTTCAAATAAACTTCATCCCTCTTGTGTATATCAATAATATCCATTAACCACCTGAGGTAAACTTCATCCAATCTAATGCTGACTTAATCTGAAACCCACGATTGTTTAAACTTTTAATAATTGAGTCAAGGTAAGAAACCTTTTCCTCTTGCATAGCAACCTTGATTGTAGATTCGATAAACATATCATCTGACTCAATATAGGTGCCGACTTCATTCTTCAATAACTTCTTAAAGAATTGCTCACGACCCATCTCTTGTAATTCGTGTCTATCTAACTCACCAAGGTAATACTCAAGCAAGGTTCTATGAGTTTTCTTATGCTTACCCTTTAACTTAATAAGTTGTACACGTTCACCCATATAGTATTTAAGATACTTGTTGTGCACCATTGGGATCTTAGAACTTTCAGATCCTAATTCAGTGTCATCTATTTTTGAGTCTTTGTTCCATTCAGAAACGATTTGTTCGATGTTCATAATATAATTATACCTTAAAAGGTATTAGAAGTAAAGTTACACTCTATAAAATTAATTGCCTTAAAACTTTACTTATCACCGATTTAGTAGTATAATAGAGGTGTGCCTCTTTGAAAAGGTTTAATCTATGTTATAGAGTTAATCTGATAAGAACGATAATTAAATGTTACATCACCAGATAAGAATTCAATATCAGAACCAGAAATATCAAATTCAACTGATGCAAGATTAGAAGGATACAAGTCAATAAACTTAATTTCAATATTAGGTTGATACTGAGAAGTCATAATAATTAATGAAGCATCAGAATATGTATCTGCCCATTTAGACTTTTGGTCATAACTGTCAGGGAATCCTAAAGCATTCATCCAATCAAATATCTCACGGTAATTCTTCATATCCTCATCAATCTTAAACTTGATAGACAAATCACTGAATTCTAATTTAGTTGACGGAATAGGTAGTTTGTTGAAGGGGTTCGTAACACTGTCAATACGCCCAAGTGCCATATCTGGAATAGATGCAGCAGTACAGAAATAGTTTACGTGAGGAAGTTTTTGGATTGTGAATCTGAATCCAATTGGGGATAGTAAACTTTTGTTAGTAGGTTCTGTAGGCATAATGTGTCGGGTAAATTCCTTGTACTATATTTATAACACGAAAAAAATCCCTCAATTAAGAGGGATTGGGCATGTTGCGTAACAATGATTAAAGATCTACTTGCTGTTATCCATAAATTCTGGATAAGCAGAAGAACCAGTCTCCCACATATCAGAACCAGCAAGTTCTTCATCTTCACCTACTCTCAGACCAATAGTCTTTTTGAGTAAGTACCAGACAATTAGTGAAGTACCAAATACAAATCCGAAGATTGCACCAGTACCAACTGCTTGTCCATATAATGTAGCATCAGTATTTAAAATTGGAACCAACATTAGTCCCACAATACCTGCTACTCCGTGAACACTGATTGCACCCACTGGGTCATCAATACCCCACTTCTCTAGCAATGCCATAGAAATAGGAACAATCAAACCACCAATCGCACCATATAATGCAGCGATTTCAGGTGAAGGTGTTAGAGGATCTGCTGTAATAACTACCAGTCCTGCTAATGCACCATTCAGAGTCACATTCAAAACGGTCTTCTTTAACCAAAGTTTTGAGAGCACCATTGCACTCAGTAAACCTGCAGCAGCCGCAGTATTAGTATTAACAAAGATTTGAGCAACTGCGTTAGCATTGTCTAATCCTAAAATACTTAACTGTGAACCACCATTAAAACCAAACCAGCCCATCCAAAGAATAAGTGTACCTAGAGCAACTTGCGTTGTACTAGAACCGTGGATAGCAACGGGATTTCCGTTCTTATCATACTTACCCTTACGTGGACCAATTAGTAGTACTGCCGCTAATGCAGCTGCAGCACCTGCCATGTGTACAATTCCCGAACCTGCAAAGTCAAAGAATCCTACTTCTGACAACCAGCCACCACCCCAACTCCAAGAACCTTGAATTGGGTAAATCACAGCAGTAAAGATTGCTGCGAAAACTAAGAATGACCATAGTTTCTTACGTTCAGCAACAGCGCCAGAAACCACTGACATTGCTGTTGCTACAAATACTACTTGAAAGAAAAAGTCACTCATCAATGCGTGGTCTTCTGGAGCATTCCATCCACCGTACATTAATTCGTAACCCACAAACAAGAAGGTTAATGACGCAACACTATAAAGTGCTACGTTTTTTATAAGGATCTCAGTTACGTTCTTCGAACGAACCGATCCTGCTTCTAACATTGTAAAACCTGCTGCCATCCACATCACTAAGACTGCTGAGACAAGGAAGTACAATGTATTTAGTGCATAGCCTAAACTATTCAATTCCATATATTTCTCCTATATTGGAATTGCTACACAACATTACAAACCTATTTATAACACTGAAAAGAATGCGAAAAAAAACCCCAACCGAAGTTGAGGTTTTATCTAGGGTTTAACTAGTGATTACATTAAGTTAGTAATCTTAGTCAAACGGTAGTAGATGTTACCATCTCCAGTACCTAAACGAGCAGCAACACCATTAGCATCGTTAGTAGCAAATGGGTTTGAAACCATGCCGTAACGAGTCTTGAAGCCAATCTTAGGTTGGAAAGAGTTCTCACCAACTGCACGAACCATTTGTAAAGGAACGTATGGGCAGTAGAAGATACCAGCATCGAATGCAGAAGAACCTTTGTAACCCATTGTGTAGTAGTTGTTAGTTGCATCTGAGAAGTACGGATCAATATAAACTTTGATACGACCGTTCATTACACCAGCAAAAGTATTACCAGTATCATCAACTTGTAAGTTGTTATTCAACGCAGGAGTGTAATCTAGAACACCAGCCATTTGAAGTGCAGAAGCAACGTCAGATGAAGTGATCATAATATTACCCTTACCACGACGAGTTGCTTTAGCAATTTCGTTAGCATCACGTTCGATTTGGAACATAAGACCTTTAAACTTCTCTACAGACCAACGACCATTAGAATCAGTATCTAAGTCGAAAGTACCAGCAGTAGTAGTGTTCTTTTGAGCACCTGCTACAGCAGAGTAGTTAATTGTACGAATTACTTCACGGTTAATCTCTGAAAGGATTTCAGCAGATAAGATGTTAGATAATTCAGTCTCAGCATCTAAACCATGTACTGCTTTAAGATCTTGAGCAAGTTCCATAGTGTATTCTGCTTTCAACGCACGAGTAACTGCAGTAACTGCAACTTTCTCGATTGAGAATGCCATCTCGTTGAAACCGTTATTAGCAGTATCACCAAGTTTTTCAGCATCAGCAGTAGACATACCAGTTTCAACAGTATAGCCAGAACCAGAAGCACGATCCGAAGGATCAGAACCAGTTTGAGCAGTACCTGCAGCACCGTTAGCAACACCTAATGAAGCAGTATTACCAGAAGCAGATGCAGAGAATGAAGTATTTGCTTCATTGAACATTGCTTCAGTACCACTTTGTGAAGAGTACTTAGAACGCATAGCAAAGATAAGTCCAGTAGGACCAGTCATTGGTTGAACACCAGCGATATCATATGCAATTAGGTTAGGCATAGAACGACGAACTAGTGATATTAACACTGGATCGAAGATATCTACGTTACCTGCAGATGCAGTAGATGAAGAACCACCCATAGCGTTTGCAGGTGATGCTTCACCTAGTAAAGTAGGGGCAAAGTTGCCACCTTGATTAGACTGCTCTCTGGCAGCGATTTCTTGGTTTTCTAGCAAAGTAGCAATAGTTGCCTTCTTGTGTGCATCCGTGATTTTATCTAGTTCAGGATGCTCAAGAACTGGCTGCCACTTATTTAGCAAGTTTGATTGAGTCATTTGTTTCTCCGTTATTTGTATTTTTTAAAAATTTAAACTTATCGAATACTATTTGTAATAGCACTCATATAAGCAGACATTTCTGGATCAACAGATGTTACATCATTATCAATTTCCAGAGGTTCATCATCTAGGTCTTCAGCAATTACTTCTTCCGTTGGGAAGTAGTTTTCCTTCAGTGTTTCAAGTTTTTCTACATAAGAATCAGCATTATCAAAATCTACACCTTCAGCAAGTGATTTAAGTTTGATTGCTTGTGATTCGGTTAAACTATCAGAAACATTTGCTAGAATCTCATTTTGATTTGATTCAGTAATATCTTTCTTTAGTTCAATGTTCTTTTCCATTTCTTCGTTAAGAGAATTTTCCATTTCTTCTAACTTCAATGCCATTTCATTTACTAAGTCAACTTTCTCTTCAGGAATGTCAATGTAGTTTTCAGTGAATAAGTCTTTAAGACCAGTCATAAAGTTTTCAGTAATTTCGTTCTTGATGCCAGTTTCAACAGCAAGTTCGTTTTCCTTCATCCATTCTTCAGAAACATATTCTAAGTAGTCATCTAACTTAGTAGTTAAAGACTCAGTAATTTCTGCTTTCTCAACTTCAAGGTCTGCTTCCATGTCAATAGTAACTGACTCTAAAATGTCATTTACTTTAGATACGATTGCAGATTCAAAGATAGTAGTTGCTTTAGCAATGAAATCTTCAGATAAGTCTTCACCGTTAAACATTGCTTTAATATCTTCAGCAACATCTACGTCATCAGTATCAATCTTCTTGATATCTTTGATAGACTTCTTCTTTTTCTTATCATCTTTATCGTCAGCATCATCTTCGTCTTCATCGTCTTTTTCAAAACCTTCAACTTGTAATGCTGCCATGATATCTTTATAAGAATGCTCAAGGTCTTCTTTCTTCATGCCTTTAACAGCATCAACCATGGCAGTAACCATAGCAACCTTAGTTTTCTTAACAGATGAACCTTGCTTTGGGTTATCTTTCTTATCTTCATCTTCAGGTTTAGCACCTGGAGGTGTCATTTCTTTAGTCTTCGGATCTGGTACTTCAGCATCCACACCAAATGATGCCTTCGCTTCCTCTAACTCTAATTCGTTTAATTCTTTTTCAGACATTTTTGAATGCTCCTATTAAAAAGTTTCTTTATATTAACAATTATTTATAATAATAACTATTTTACTTATTCAGAGAGTTTAGAAAGGTTTCGAAGATCTTAAACTTCTTATCTTCTACTTCTTGAACAGACATTTTAATCACCTGCTCTTTCATATTCTCTGCTTGCTGTACTGACCAGATACCATTTTCGAAGATCCATTCCCTTTCTTCCATAATACCCTCGACAAAGGCAAGTGGGGCACTTGGATCAGCAACGATATCACCAGCAGTTGCTAGATAGAAATCCTTACCGACCTGTTGTACACCACCCTTACCTGCAGAAAGTGTTCCCATGCCTCTTGACGAAACACCTAATTGAGCACCTTCTTTTATTAATGACTTAACGATAGCACCGTAAGGTGTTTCGGTCATAATCTTTGCTTTACCTACGAAGTTATCGCCATCTCTTTCCAACTTAGTAATCATATGAGATACTCTCTCTAGATTAATTGTCGGACCTTGTGGATGACCAAGTTCACCGTAAGCACGATTCTTGTCTACATATTCTTTGTTGTAACGAGCAACTTCTTTCTCTAAGATCTCAGTTGGGTAAACTCTACCATTACGGTTCTTAAAGTTACCTTGCATAAACACGCCTTCAATGAAAAAGTTATCCTTTCCATCTTCCTTTGCTTCTGTGATATAGTTTATATCCTCGTGTACTTCTGATAATAATCTCATAGTTATGCTCCGTTCTCTGCAACTGCCGTAGCATAAGTTGCAGCATTACAAATTATAGTATCATTAGGACGTTTACGAATAACTAATGAACCGTTTGCTGGGATTCTGATTGTAACAGAACCACCTGCGTAATTTCCATTCTGACCGTTACCGTTATCGATAGCAGTGTTAGCAACCGTTAAAGTTCTAGCAGTACCGTCGTTAGCAATATAAACAGCAGTTGCTTTATATACGTTAGTTGCTGATCCTGTTGCTACTGTATTTGCTAATGGTTTCATATTATGCCTTATGTACGATGTCTAACACTTTCATCAATCCAGCAGGATCTTTGTTTAGTGTAGCAATTGCTTTCTTCTTATTATTAGGGTTGAGTTTATTTAAAACTGTAACGATTTGTTTAGCAGTTCCCATATCAACTGTTTCTTGTTTACCGTTAGCAAATTTAACCTTTCCTGATGAATTCTTTGATGCAAGTGTTTTAACAATAGTTTGTAAGTCAGACCAAGCATCTTCATTAACTTCTTCACCAATGTTCTGTGACTTTTCTCTTTCAATACATGCTTTAAGTTTGTCTTGTAATGCGCCAGCATTAGGACTATCGTTTTCAGATGCCTTATCATATGCTTCTTTCTCATTACTACATGCACAAACTTCTTCACCAATTAACCCTGACTTAGAAAACTTATCTAATTTAGTTTTCAACCATTTTTTATCTAGTTTGTTTCCAGGAATACCAACTGAAGTTTCACCATTACCAGTGAAATATGCTACATACTCACCATCATTGTATAAGAATGCACGTACACGAGCACTTCCTTTCTTTAAATCAAAAACTTGTTTATACGATTTCTCATTAAGTTCAACATCTTCATTAATACCTTTGATAGAACCATCAAACTGATGATCACCAGCAACAGGGTGCTTAGTGTGAGTCATTTTATGTGTATTTTTAAAGTCTTCCTCACCCTTAGAACGGGGTTTGATATCCTTTACTTCATCATCACTATCTTTCGGTGCGACGTAGTCTTGGGCAATAGACCCTTCGTTAATAAAACTTTTAAATGTCTTCATCTTGACTGTCCTCTATATCGTTCATAAAATTAGCAGCAACTTCGTGTTTCTTAATTGCAACTGAATCTTTAATTTTGTCCATTAAAAGAGAACCTACCGTATCCTTAAATTGTGATGCATTACCATCACCTGCCATTGATACTGCATCATTCATAGTGTATTCGCTCATATAATTCTCCTTTTGAATATTTATAATATTTAGAAGTCCTCATCTTCTTCTTCACCCTCTTCAGGTGCTTCTGCTTCAATCTGCTTATCAATCTGTTTAATATCATCTTCACTCTGTTTAAGAACTTCAGTTCTAATCCATTCGGTGGAGTAATACTTACCAGTGTATTCATCAACATCACGTAATAGTGATAGACGTTCTCTAAGCACTTCACCTTCTTTAAGTTCGGCGAAGTAGTTATCTTCCATAAAATCGTAATTGATAGAGTCTTTCATCTCTAACCATTCTGCTTTAGTGATAACACCTTTTAATAGTAATTGCTTCTCAAGGATGATATTAAATAACTCAGAGAACCTAGTTCTAAGACGTTTGATGAATTTGCTAAACTTTAACTCATCTCTAGTAATTTCGTTAGCACGACCCATATTAAACTGTGCTTCTGATTCCAGTCTAGTTGATGGAACATTTAACGATTCGTATAGTTTCTTACGGAAATATAATACATCATCTAATTCACCAAGGTTCTGACCTGAAGGAAGTGTAGTAATCTCAGTACCACGACCACCCTCACGTCTAGGCAACCAGTAATCCTCAAGCATAGTCATAAACTTACGATCGTCTTTCACTTCACCAGTGTTAGCAT